ACGCTACTGGTGAAAAAGTAGGTGAGATTATAGATAAGGGCTTGGAGGGCATAGATTGTGTCTTAAACCCTGACGAGTGCGCTGGCAAGATAAAAGACATTTTAGGCGGTGTTTTTCAGGGCGGGGGCGACATCTGGGGATCAGTAGATCCTTCAGCACCCGGAATCCCTGATTGGCTGAAAGTTATTATCATAGGTCGTGAGTTTGGAGACGAAGTTCTCGGTGCTTTAGAAGGCATACTTGATAACGACATAGACGGCAACGGAACCGTAGGAATACCGATTACCGGAACCTGTGAAGAAGGTGAAGCAGACTTTGGTAACGGCTGTGAGCCTGTTTGCCCAGAAGACTCAAGCATACCTGCATCTAGCGCACAGTGTGTTCCTGCGTTTCAAGACGATGGGCCTACAGCACAGGAGTGCGCTCAACAAGGTAGGCAGCACATACCCGCAGATGTTTCAGCAGAAACTTCTAGTTCTTGTGGAGAGTGCTTAAACGGCTTTGAAGAAATAGGCGATCAGTGTCAAGAAAAAGAAGATCCTATTACCAACCAAGGCCCTACCGCTCAAGAATGTGCCGAGGAAAACAGGGATTTTAACGAATCGACTGACGTAGAAGATAGTAGTTGTGGTCCGTGTTTGTCCGGTTTTATAGAAGAAGACGGAGTTTGTGTAGGCGAAGAGCAAAAATGCGAAAATGGAGCTACTTTAGAAAGCCTATGTGAGCAGTGTTCTGATGAGAGTTTACCCAGTGACCACGAGAACGGAGACTGTAGCCAACCACGAATAGCAACACAAGTACAGTGTCCTGACAATACGCCTAATGCTGGACAGATGGTTGACAAGTTAAGCGAATGTGGTGAACCCACTAACGCGAGCGGCTATGATTGTACTCAGCCCAGACCCGCAGGTTTTACTTTTGGGACAGTAGCTTGGAACCAGAATTGTGAAACAACCCACTGTACAGACGGCACAATAAAGGACGATGCCGTAGGCTCTAACTGCTGGGATTACGTAGCTCCTGAAACAGGCACAGATGGCACAAGTGAAGGAGTCTGTGACCAACAAAACAGAGAAACAAACGAAGACGGCTCGTGTGGGGGATGTAAGGCAGGGTACACGCTTTCGGAAAACACAGACGAAGGTTGTGTACAAGACCCTGATTACGTTGGTCCCGAAGGCGGGGAAGAAGGTGGAGAATCGTCTGGAGGCGGTGGTGGTGGAGGCGGCGGTGGTGGCTACTCTACTCCCGGACCTGATGTAGCTTTTGATATAGCCGGTCAGCCTGAACTATTACAAAGACAGAGATTTGGCGGCACACAGCAAACCCCAGACACTTTGGCATCTTTATTTGCAGAAAAGCCGCGAAGCGCCGAGCTACAAGACTTTCCAATAATGGCCTTTTTACAAAAGGGACGTATAGCATGACATATTTAAATCTAGTAAACAACGTGCTTAGACGCCTCCGAGAAGACGAGGTGACTAGCGTATCCAACGACACCTATAGCAAAATGGTGGGTGACTTTGTTAATGATGCCAAACAGTTTGTAGAGTCTGCGTGGGATTGGTCTGCGCTTAGAACTACGCTTACTGTAACCACGAGTGCTAATGTTTTTAACTACGTTCTTACAGGTTCGCAGAACAAGATTAAAGTACTACACGCGATTAACGACTCATCTAACCTTACAATGCAGTATCAACCACAGAAATGGTTTGACGAGCAGTACTTAATTAATACTCCGCTTTCTGGGGAGCCTCAGTACTACACGTTTAACGGTGTAAACTCTAGTGGTGATACTCAAATTGACGTTTACCCTAAACCAGATGCTGTTTATACCCTGCGGTTTAACTGCATACAACGTAACGATGACTTGAGCGCAAACACAGATGACTTGATTATTCCTAGTCAGCCTGTAATTCACATGGCAATAGCTCTCCTAGCGCGTGAGCGTGGTGAAACAGGCGGTACATCAGCGGCTGAGTACTTTGGCATTGCTGATAAGTATTTGTCTGATGCTATTGCTCTGGACGCTCAGAAGCATCCCGAAGAAGTTATCTGGTACACTCCTTAAGGAGACTAGTGCATGGCACAGCAACTACAAAGTATTAACCTAGTCGCTCCTGCGTTTAAGGGTCTTAACTCTGAAGACTCCCCTATCGCGCAAGATCCGTCTTTTGCTGATATTGCTGACAACGCTGTTATTGACAAGCGTGGGCGTATTGCTGCCCGTAAAGGCGTAAAGGTGCTGACTACCAACAAGACTGCATTAGGTAGTGACTACATCCACAAGATCCACTACTTTTACGATGACGCGGGTAACGAGGTAGTTTTTAGCGCAGGCAACAACAAGATTATGACAGGGACTACTACCCTGACTGATGCTACACCCGGATCATACACAATTACGGCTAACAACTGGAAGATTGTAAACTTTAACGACAAGGCATACTTCTTTCAGCGTGGTTACGATCCTCTGGTGTACGACAACGCCACAGGACTGCGTACATTTACTGTAGCAAACGGAGGTGCGACTGCAGCAACTCTAAAGTGTCACGAGGGTATCGGCGCTTACGGACGCCTCTGGGTTGTAGACAACGCAACCGACACACAAACTATCTACTGGTCAGACCTTCTGAACGGTGGTGATTTCACTGGCGGCTCCAGTGGTTCTATAGATGTATCTAAGGCGTGGCCTGACGGATACGACGAGGTTAGGGCTTTGGCGGCACACAACAACGCCCTGATTGTTTTTGGCAAGCACAGCCTGCTGGTGTACGGTGGGGCCGATAGTCCTGCTAACATGGAACTGGTAGACACTGTGGCTGGCGTTGGGTGCATCTGTAGAAACTCTGTACAGCACATCGGTACAGATGTGTTGTTTATGTCTCCTTCTGGTTTACGCAGTTTGGGACGAACGATACAAGAAAAATCTTTGCCTCTGTCTGACCTAAGTTTGAATGTAAAGTCAGACATTATTAATTTGATTAACAACAGAAGCGTCCCCACTGCATCTGTGTACAGCCCTGAAAACTCTTTTTATCTTATTGCGTTTCCGGGGCAGTCCACGATTTACTGTTTTGACCTAAAGTCTAAGCTAGAGAACAACACCTATAAAGCAACACGGTGGGTGTCTGTTCCACACAAGTCTTTTGAGGTAAGCACAGACGGTACGGTGTACATAGGCACAGCAGACGGTATCGGAACCTACTCTGGTTACTTAGACAATACTTCATCGTATCGTTTTAGGTACTACAGTCCCGGTTTGACGTTTGGTGACCCCTCAAAAATTAAATTGCTAAAGAAAGTAAGACCTACGATTGTTGGTGCGGCAGGTGCTTCTTGTTTTATGAAGTGGGCCTACGATTTTAATACTACGTATAGCACGTATGAATTTACTATCGGTAATCAATCACCAGCTTACTTTGGTATTGCTCAATTTAACATTGATGAGTACACAGGTGGAGAACTAACTACTAGGAACCCTGTGAATACCACAGGAAACGGTAGCATTATCACAATAGGTTTAGAAGCCGAAATTGATGGGGATGCTTTGTCTCTTCAGGAAATTAACGTATTAGCACTAATGGGTAAAACGGTATGAGTAATTATACAAAGACAACAAACTTTACCGCCAAGGACAGTTTGCCCTCTGGCGACACTAATAAAATTATTCGTGGTAGTGAGTTTGACACTGAGTTTAATGCAATAGCTACAGCCAGTGCGACGAAGGCTGACTTAGCATCTCCTACCTTTACAGGAACTGTGACGATCCCTGCACTAAACTTTACGGGAACTCTGTCAACAGGAACGATTGACGGAGGTACTTACTAATGGGAATCTTAAGTGATCTTTTAGGTGGCGTTGCGTCTGATTTATATGACGAAATTCCTTCAGCAATTAAGGGACTGTATACTACCCCGCTGGAGCAGATAACAGCCCCTGATATGACGTTTAAGCCGTTTACGGTTGCTTCTAGCGTTGGTGGTGTAACAGGCGGTCCAGAAGGGACTACGTTTACGTTAGACCCTCAACAGGAGGTAATGCAACAGCAGTTGTTTGAAGGCGCTGGGAACTTCTATAGTCAAGCAGCAGGCCCTATGGCACAACGCGAGCAAGACATTTACCAGCGCATCAGGGCTACACAGTCTCCTGAGGAAGAGCGCCAGCGTCTAATGCTGGAAGAACGCTTGGCTAATCAGGGACGCCTAGGTGTTCAAACCAATATGTTTGGCGGTACTCCTGAAGCGTTTGCTATGGAAAAAGCACAGGCTGAAGCTAGAAATCAAGCAATGCTGGGTGCGATGCAACAGGCACAAACAGAGCAGGCACAACAAGCGTCCTTGGGCGGTCAGTTCTTGCAGCAGAGCTACGCACCACAGGCGGCACTGTTGTCTTCCTTTGCTCCTTCTCTAGATGTTGCTAGTATGGTTGATGTGGCACGTAGACAGCAGGGCGAGTACGACCTAGAAGCTGCTCTGGCTAACCTCTCTGGTAGCGTAGGACAACAGGCTGCGTTGGGCAGTTTGTACGGCTCAATGTTTGGTGGGGCTGGAGGACTGCTTGGGTCACTAACTGGCGGTACTACTGATATTGTATCAGCGCTTATTGGTAATTGGCAAAATATCAGTGACGTAAGGCTGAAAGAAAACATTACTAAAGTAGGTTCTCTCGACAGCGGTATCAACCTGTACACTTGGGATTGGAACGAGGAAGGCAAGCGCCTTGCTGGTGATACTCCTACGGTTGGTGTCCTTGCTCAAGAGGTTCAGCAAGTTATGCCAGAAGCGGTTACCCGTGGCGATCACGGCTATCTGACAGTCAACTACTCAAAGCTAATTTAAGGAGCGCAAGCAATGGCTATTAGAAACTACGACATTGGCGGTATGCTTGCCAGAAGCGGTCAGAGTATTGGGCAACAGATTAGCCAAGGGGTTGACAGATTTGGTCAAGGAATCGGCGGTCTAATGACAGGTGTCGGTAAAGGCATAGAAGAACGCGGGGCGCGTATTGAAAAAGAAAATACTGCTGAAGAAGTACAGAAGTTGCTTCAGCAAAACGCTAACAACCCTGCACAGTTAAATGCTTTGGGCCAGAAGTACGCCTCAGAGGGTAACAACGACATGGCTCAGTTGTTCTTTGATGCGGCTAAGGCGGCTACCGGAAGAATAGACGCTGGAAA